AAGAGAACAGCGGCCAAGCAGGCGGGGCTTGACTACGACGCCGAGCAAGCCAACATGCAGCCTGCGAGCGTGCAGGAGGCCGAATCCTACGACCCTCCCGAGTCCGCGAGGAACAACGCCAAGCGGGTGCTGCGGTGGCGGGATGAGCACGGGGACGCGGTGCAGGGGATGACGCAGGTCGGGTGGACGAGGGCGAACCAACTGGCCCGAGGGGATCGACTCTCGCGGGAGACTGTCGGGCGGATGGCTGCATTTGCCAGGCATCGCAAGAACGCCGAGGTCGCCCCGGAGTTTGCGGACGAGCCGTGGCGAGACGCGGGACACGTCGCCTGGTTGGGCTGGGGTGGGACAACTGGCGTTGACTGGGCGGCAGGGATCGTGGGCAACGTGAACGAGTCGGCGATTGACGCGGCAGTCGTGGCGGCTCTGGAGTCAGTGCAGAGCGTGCCAGAGGCCCGGGCGATCCTGTCGCAACTTCACGAACACGAGGGCTGTTGCGATGAGTGAGATCGTCGGTCGCATGGCCATTGAGGCCGACTTCGCCAAGCGGCTTTCCCGTCTGTCGAGCAAGCAGCGGGCGGAACTGCGGGACAAGCTGGGCGATCCTCCCGACCCCTCGCGGGTGACGGCGAATGACTGGGCGCGGTGGGAGCAGGAGCGACGGCAGGAGATGGCCGGGATGCTGCTGGCTATCTGGATGCTCGCGGCCAATCAGCACCTAGAGGAACTCATCGGAAGCACGGGGACCGGCGATGCACAGCATTCGGCGATGGTGCGTCAAGGCATGGCATCCACGACAACGCAGGCGGCAGAGGTGGCCCGAGCGAACATCGAGGCTGCTAAGGAGATCGTTGACGCGGCGGGAAAGGGCTGGGCGACAACACCGCCATCGAAGGCCAACGTCGAGGAGGTGTTGACTCAGGCTATCGGCCCGGCCCGCGATGCAACGACAGCGGCAACGGAGGTCACGAAAGCGGCAGTCGGCGGGACGAATGGGGTGAAGCCCGTGGTCGAGGACCGAGGCTACAACCTAATCACGCGATGGCGGACGGAGAAGGACGATAGGGTCTGCCCGGTCTGTCGGCCCCTCGATGGCAAGGTGCCCGACCTGTGGGAGCCGGTGTTGCGAACGCTTGTTGCGCCTGGGGGGACTCGGGCGATCAGTCAGATCGTCGCCAACGGCGGTCCGCCAGCACACCCGAACTGCCGGTGTTATCTCACGACGCAGGCCGAACCAGCGGCGAAGCGAGTGAGGCGGTGACCTTGTGAATCATGATTCACAAGGTCTATTCCCCGAGAAATACGCTGCTTTTGTATCAACGTCGCATTTTGATTACACGACTATTGTCCCTCGCGGCGGGCTTCTCGCATCATGGCACCATGCGACTCATCGAGCAAGAACAACTCAGCCCGACGGCGATCGACACCGAAGAGGGCGTCATTCGTGGCGTTCGCATCCTCGGGCCATCGTCGAAGAACGGGCGTCGATACTCGCCCCAAGCGATCAAGTCGGCGGCGGGGATGTACGAGGGGGTGGCGGTCAACGTCGATCACTCCCGCGATGCGACCGACCGACCCGTGGCGGATGCGTTTGGGTGGCTGCGTGGTGTGGCTGTGCGCGAGAACGCGGTTTATGGCGACCTGCACTACCTCAAGTCTCACCCATCGGCACCGTTGCTGGTCGAGGTGGCCCAGCGGAACCCGAACCGGCTGGGGCTGAGTCACCATGCCGAGGGTACCGTGCGGATGGACGGGGGCACGACGATTGTTGAGACCGTCGAGCGAGTCCACAGCGTTGATCTGGTCCAGACTCCCGCCACCAACGCGGGGCTTTTCGAGAGCGAGGGAGGGTATATGCAGGTCGAAGGCGACAAGAAACCCGTGACGGAGGCCGACGAGTTCAAGGCCAAGGTCATGGAGGCGATGGATATGGATGGCGACATGGGCGAGATGGTCGCCAAGCTCAAGGCACTCCTGGCTGCGATGGAGACGCCGGAAGAGCCAAGCCTTGAGATCGAGATGGGCGAGGCTGACAAGATGGGCGAGAAGCCGATGGCTGAATCGTTCGTCAAGATCATGTCCAAGCTGGACGTGCTGGTCGAGGGGTTCGCCGTCTTGAAGGCTGATCATGACGCACGGGCGTTGCTCGAATCGGCGGGCCGCGAGGTCACCCGCGAGCGGCTCGAAGCCCTCAAGGCCATGCCCGGCGACAAGCGGGCCACGCTGGTAGAGTCGTGGCCTGCTGCCCAGCGTGCTGCCCGGCCTGCTGCGAGTCCCCCGGCTGCGGCTGTCGCTGCCTATCCCAACAATACCAGCGGCTTCCTCGCCGCGATTCGCAACTAAGGAGCGACGCTAATGGCTGTTCGTACCGATGGGCTCACGCAACTGCTGCTGACCCGCAATCAATTCTCAATCGCCGACGACTTCACCCGCGACGTCGATTCGGCGGACTGGGTGACGACGTTGACCGACACCGGCACTGCCTCGGTGGGCGATGCTGCGGGCGGGATTCTCGCTCTCGTGCCGAGCGATGGAACTGTGGCCGACAACGACGAAGCCTACGTCGAATCGGCGAACGAGGTCTTCAAGTTTGCTGCTGACAAGCCGTTGCTCTTCGAGGCCAAGGTGCAGTTCACCGAGGCCAACACGGACGACGCGAACGTGCTCGTCGGGCTGATGGATGCGGTCGCGGCGAATGCTCTTGTCGATGACGGAGCCGGGCCGAAGTCGTCCTACAGTGGGGCGGTCTTCTTCAAGGTCGATGGCGGGACCGTGTGGCAGGCCGAGACCAGCAACTCGACCACGCAGACCACGACCGAGCTTTCGGCCAGCAACGCGAACAACCTGGCGAGGAAGGCCATCACGGCGGGCGGGGCTGCCTACCAGACACTGCGAATCGAGTACATGCCGTACTCGGCCACCAATGCCTACGTCGGCTTCTTCGTCGATGGCGTCTTGTGTGCTCAGCACGATTACATCTTCACATCGGCGACCGAGATGCAACTGGCGTTCGGCGTGAAGAACGGCGGAGCGAACAACGAGACGCTCAACGTGGATTACGTTTCTTGTACTCAGAGCCGCTAAGGCGAAAGGGACAGTCATGGTCAATGTCAAGGCCTTGCGGCGGTTGTACGAGGCGGCTCAACGTGATGGGCAGCCCGAGCGGTTCCATCAGGATCTCGCGGAAGGTCTGCGGAAGAAGGAGTTGCGATTCAGCGACTTCTCGATTCGTGCTCTCTTCGAGAACTTCGTCGAGGATGGCCGGGAACTCGTCGGCCTGTACGATCCTCGGTCGAACGGCAATACCGAACTGCGGGAGACTGCCTCTCTCGTGGCTTCGAGCCAGTTCGCCAAGATCAGCGGGCAGTTGCTGTACAACGCCATCATGGCGGAATACCAGCAGGAGGCGTTCGTGTTCAGCGGTCTCATCCCGACGATGAGCACGCAGTTCAACGGCGAACGCATCCCCGGCATCAGCAACATCGGCGACGAAGCCCTCGTTGTCGATGAAGGCCAGCCCTACCCGAAGGCCGGGGTTAGCCAGACCTACATCGACACGCCGGTCACCACCAAGCGTGGGCTGGTGGTCGAGGTGACGAAGGAAGCGATTTTCTTCGACCGGACTGGTGTCCTGGAGCAACGCTGCCGCAAGGTCGGCGAAGCCTTGGGGCTCAACAAGGAGAAGCGGGCCATCGACTGCGTGGTCGATGAGAACGTGACCGACCACCGCTACCGGTGGCGGGATACGACCATCGCCACCTACGGCGACAACTCGGGGTCGCACACCTGGGACAACCTCGCGGCCACCAATGCTCTGGTCGATTGGACCGACATCGACGCTGCCGAGCAGTTGTTCTCCGGCATCCTCGACCCCGAGACCGGCGAGCCGATCTTGATCAATCCTTCGCACCTGATCTGCACGCGGCAGCTTCTCTATACTGCCCGTCGGATCATCAATGCCACGGAGATCACGGTCACCACTCCGGGCTACGCGACCAGCGGCAACCCGACCGAGACGAAGACCGGGAACCCCATCGGCAACTACACGATTGTCTCGACGAACCAGTTGGCTGCCCGGATGGCGACCGACACTTCGTGGTTTCTCGGGGATCCGCGAAAGGCGTTCGCCTACATGGAGAACTGGCCCCTCACGGTGGTGCAGGCTCCCGCGAACAACGAGGCCGAGTTCACCGCCGATG